AAGGACTAAGGCTTGGACTCTCTCTCGGTGACTCAGAAGGAGATTCGGAAGCCGAAGGACTAAGGCTTGGACTCTCCGACGGTGACTCAGAAGGGGATTCGGAAGCCGAAGGACTAAGGCTTGGACTCTCCGACGGACTTTCTGATGGTGACTCAGATGCTGAAGGACTTAACGAGGGGCTTTCGCTCGGTGACTCCGACGGGCTCTCCGAGGCCGACGGGGATCCGGCCGCGACGTACTCATCAAAGCCGATATCCCACGAGCCGCTGCGCGTCTCACCATCAATGTCGTCATCAAAGGCGAAACTACCATCGGCGCTCAGGTCGGTGCCGTTGTCCTTGGCCGTGACATCGGCGGAATCCAGATGGAAATCGTCATTAGCGGAATCCACATAAGTCGGGGTATCAGTTGTATCACTATTATTTGGTTGTGTGTGAGTACCGACAATACTTAATGGATCATCTAAAACGCAATTTTCAGTTACAGCAGTCTCGCCAGCATCAACCCGCAAGGACCCTCCACACCCATATTCGGTATTACTATAAAAATACCCCGTGCCGTCATAAACCTTAAACGCAAAATCATCGAGATTATGGGCTAGGCAGTTGACGAAAAAATTTGAGTTCCCTGTCGAGCGGGCACGAAACGCAACCATATCATCGGAGACATTGGCGCTGTCAAAAACCATGACGCCGACAGCCTCACAGCTGGCCCCACGAAAATCAATGACTATAGCTTCACCCGCATAATCTGTATTAGACCTGATCGGGAGATCTTGGACTTTGAAGTTATTCTCATCAACCCTCCAAGACTTGTAATCAGTCCCGCCAGCAATATCAAAACCAGCACAGCTACCATCGTCTTTGGGGATACTACTGTGAAAATGCCCCGAGCGTGGCCGAATGCTCCGCATATAGCTCGAGCTGGTCGTGGCACCTGCAAACGTGTCAGGGGATTCATCCCAAAGCGCCCCGCCGCCGCCCTCGCTTTCGACCTCCAGGACTTCACTGGTCGTTGAGGTTACGAGATCGTTGTCAGTAGCCCCCTCCCATGCCGTCATGTCGCCTTCATCATAAGCCTGACCCGAGCCATAGAAGGCAATATTCTCGTTCGTTCCTGCTCGTCTGCTACTGGCCAAGAGAGCTCACCTCTAACCAACTATTATCGTGTTTGTCTTTCACGAGGTTTTCAGTGGTGCTCCACTCGAACACCTTTTCATCCTCTTTTCCAATAGTCGAGGTATCGCAATAGATAGGCCGCCAAGGATCGTCTTTTATTTCGATAGGGATTGCTGGTTCTTTCGGGCGAATAAAGCGGATCAGCTTGCCGTTAATTGTCTCCTCGTAGATGTTTCTTTTCCACTTTCTAATCTGTCGCATTTCATAAACACCACCCACATAGCGCAATTCGATATCTCTATCGGGCAGGGTGAAACAAGGCATGTTGACAACAAAAGACTCTTTCAAGAACGGCTGATAGACCGTCTTGATGTCTCTGGTTTTCTCAAGATCAATATCACCAAGGCTTGTCAAGGGAATCTGATAACGGTTTTTGGCTAGTCTCTTCGGCTCGGCAATCTTTTTCTCCGCCTTGATATCCCAGACCATACCAGATTCTTTGTCCACGCCGTCCCTATCTGGATTGATATCCCGAAAATCAATGCCATCCACTTTGCCATTCTCATAGAGAGAGCGCTTCAGAACACCTTCCGCCTTGAGCTTGGTAATCAACACCACTACGTTCACGGGGACAATCAAGTATTCATCAATCACCTTCCAGCCGTAATTTTTGCCTGGTTCTTTCACCGTGATGATGTCCCCCTCACGCTTGCGAATATCCGTCGAGAGCATCGAGGTTTCCTTGTCTGCTACGGAGATTACGAAATTGAACTGAGGCATCTCACCCCCTATCAGAATACATTCTCAAACGTATCATAGGCCAATGCCGCGCGGCCGGCGAAATTATAGCCACCTGCGCCTTTGGCATATCTCACCTCCCGGTTGGTTTGGTCGTATCTTTTGATGACCCAGCCACCGTCCGGCCTCAATAACCCGAGATAGATCACGGCGGCCGTCAGGTCGCTGTAGTCGCTGCTGGCGTATTCCTTGAGCGGGTTGCCGGCCAGGTTGATGTCCTCCATCAACTTGGGTTGGAGGTTGTCGGTATCCCAGACGCAGTTGAGGACCATCAGCAGGCGCGAATCCTCGTGGCCGCGCGCCGCGATCGCCTTGAATTTGTCGGCCGCAGCCTGAAAGCTCGTTACCCCCGGGTACAGGGTCTTCTTGTCAGTCCCGACATCATCCGGCAGGGCCATTACTGCATCACCTCCTCTACAAACTTTCGTCCCGGCTCGGTCAGGTTCCAGGTGCCGCCGCGCGGCACATAGCTCGACGGCGGCACGATGTACTCCTGGCCGTAGTCCTCCTTCATGCGACGTTCCCGGCGCCTGAGCGTGCCCGGGCCCAACATCTCCTGCAGATTGTACAGGATCAGGGTGTCCAGCGCGTAGCGTGTATACCAGAGATTAATGACGGGCGTGTTGTTCTGCACGAAGCGGAAGGCGTCGCCGGCGTCCGCGTCCCCGTTGATCACCTTTTGGACCATCCCGACGATGCTGCCGGCCGTCTCCGGCACGGGACCCGCCATGGTCTCGAGCGCGTCGTTGCCGAAGCGCGAGGCCTTGCCCAGGAAGAAATCCCCATAGATGCCGGCCCCGCCCGACTGGAGCGCCGCGGCCAGCCAGGTGTTCCAGTGGCGCGGGTCGCGCGGCGTGCGGCCCTTGACAAGATCCTTGGCGGTCATGGCGGCGTAGCCGAAGATCAGGCTGCCGGCGATGATATTGGCGATCCCCACCGGGTCCGGCCCGCCGGCCGCTCGCCGATACCGCTGCCCGCGCAGGATCCGCTGGGTGTACGCGATCGGGAAGGACTTGAACTGCGCCACGAAGCGCGCCGCCTCGCCCACGAGTGTCCCCGGCCGGGTGCCCTGCAGAAGTAGGGCCCGGGTGCGGTCGTCCGCATCGATCACGGAGCTGTCCATCTCGTCCACGAAGAAACTCTGGATCTTGGTCCGGAAGTCTTGCCGCGCCTCCTGCCGCACGCGCGCCAGACGCTGCTCGAAGGCCTGCTCGCGCGCCGCCCTGGTGGCGGCCGTCTTGACCTCGTCGACCTTCAACGCCTTGCGGATCTCCGCGATCCGCTCCGGGATCAGCAATCGGTCGATGTCCGCATCCGAGATGGTATCGATGAACTCCGGCAGCACGTAGTCGTAATCGCCGATCTCCTTGGGCATCTTGCGGATCAGCCTCCACTCCCGGGCGCCGATGCCGTGCGTCTCGAGCACGGCTCGGTAGTTCTCGTTCAGCCCGCTCCAGGCGCGGCGGGCGTTGAGTGCCAGCTCGGCCGACGCCCCGTGGACCGCGCCGGCCCGCAGCCGGTTCGTCCACCAGGTCAGGCCATTCCAACGGAAGAACGTGTCCATGGCCTCGGCCATCTTGCCGGGTATGCGGTCCTGGGCGTTCCAGCGGTTGGCGATATCGCCCAGGATGCCCTCGTACATCGCGCCCAGCACGTAGCTGATTTCCTTCTTTTCCTTCGGCGTCCGCCCCCGGAAGACGACGCCCAGGGCGTCGAGGTAGCTTTCGAAGAGGCCCCGGCCGCGGTGCCGCAGGTTCATGGCGTAGGTCAGGGTGTCGTTGATGCTCGAGAGCGTCACGCCGCCCAGCTTGGCCAGGCTTTGTACGGCGCGCGTTCCGGCCATCCAGCGCGCCAGGGTCGGGTTCTCGGCGATCAGGGTCTCGCCCATGACCTCCGCAAAGGCCCGGCCGATCGTACCCTCGCGGCGGCCCAGGTTGATGTTAAGGTGCTGGAGCGCGGCCTGCTTGTACTCCTCAGGCAGGTTCGGATCCTCGCGGATCTTGCGCGCGCTCGCCTTGAGGTGCGCAGCCAGCATATTCTCCGGATTCGGTCCCAAAACCTCCATCAACGACACCTTGCGCGCCAGGCGCTCGAGGTGCTCAAGCGTGCCCGTGAAGACGTTCCCGCGTCCGAAGCGCTCGTGGTAGATCAGGAAGTCGTCCGCCGACCGGAAGTGGAGCACCCGGTGCTTTTCGAGGCTGCGGGCCAGGTTGCGCGGCCCGGTGAACTCGCCCCGCTCGGCCGGCCGCAAAGCCCGGTCCCGGCCCGTGACGATGTTCTGGTAGATCTCGCCCAGGATCTCCGGGATCTCCTCCGGGTCGGCCTCCGAAAAGGACCGCTCCGCATCCAGGTGCTCGAGTACGGTCCGCACCCAGGTCTCGCGGCCGGCCTTTATCAGCTTCTTGGCGTCGTGGTTTTGCGGCGTCCAGCCCGGCAGCCGCCGGATAAAGGCGCCGGCATTGTTCGCCCGCACGCGGGCCATTTCAGAATATTTGGTCAGCAGCTCCGCCATGAACTTGGCGTCCGGATCACCCGTGATTCCGGGCCGGCCCTCCGGCCGTAGCTCGTACATCTCCCGGATTGTGTTATCCATCAGCCGGCGGTCATCCCGCAGCGCCTTGATGAGCTCCGGCTTGTACTGCGAGATCTCGCGCGTCAGCGCGCCGAGCCAGTCCGCCATGATAGCCCCGCGCCGGGCCGCGACCGAGGCCCGCGCGCCGGCCAGACCCTTGACCGAGCCGTAGAGCAACGCCTGGTAGCCTTCCCGGACGTGCTGGCCGAATGCTCCCTTGGACATCTCCGCCGGGTCGGCCCGCTCCATCCAGGTGTCCCAGTGCGGATCCAGCACCCGCTGCCGCTTGAGGATGTTCAGGGCCGCGTGCTTGCGCGCCAGGGCCGCGTTGATCCGGGTCTGCTGGGCCTTGCGCTCGGCGAATCTTTTCAGGTCCTCCTCGGCGCGGTGGCCCTTCCCTTCCGCCTCGAGGAGCTGCTTGCGCCGGCGGACTTCCTCGATCAGCTCGAGCGCCTCGTCGTCCGAGACGCCGGCCGCCTTCTTGACGATCTCAATGCAGGGATCGGTCGCCACGCTCACTCCGTTCGCTTGTTAGGGTTTTAGGTTGAAGGCTGAAGGCTGAAGGATTTTCAACTTCACCCTTTCTTTTGATAGCTAAACCGCGCCTTGCCGTCCGCCCCGTGAGGGCGCGAGTCGTGCTTTTTGCCGCGATATGCCGCGTAGGCCTTCTCGGCCTTGGTCTCGCTCGTGTACATGCAGGGCCCATCACCGATGCGCCACTTGCCGTTAGATCACTTTCGGACCGGCATGATCTTTTCTCTCCTCGTAGATCGTTTTGACCTTCGACTCCTCAAGCAGTTCGGCGCCGACTGTGTCCTGCAGCGGGTGCCCGTCCCTTTCCATCCGTTCGCGCCGCTTATCCAAATCGATCACTACGGATCGCATGCTCTCGCCGGCCGTCAAGTAGGGTTGTAATCTTACGCTGATCCGCTCGAGCGTCCGCACCAGGACCATGACGATGGCCAGGATCTCGTTGATCTCCTCGAGGATGCCGGCCGCCGTGATGGTGTCCGGCTCGCGTTCCTTCTTCCGCCTGCCGCTGCCCGGTCCGCCCATTACGGTGTCACGATCCGCACGGTGATCGTCAGTTGCTCCGGCGGCCGCAGCAGCCGCAGGTCGATCTCGGCATCAACCTGATTTGAATAGACGCTCTCCTCGCCGGCGGCGTTTTTCGCGGTCAGCACGAAGTAGAGATGGTGCAATTGCCCGGCCGTCAACTCCAGCACGGCCACCGCCACGGCGTTCTGCAGGTCGGTACCGTTCTCGTCCTCGCCGACCACGGTGCAGTCCGCATACGGGATCGCGATCGATCCCCAGTCGTAAGGCCCGCCGTCCGTATTGCCGTAATAGAGCACAAACTCCGTGACCTGGTCGGCCTCGTTACTGTTCGTCCATTGAAAGGTCAGTTGCGGCAGCACGGGCGCCGGCATGCCCTTGACGACCGTCCCCAAGAGCACCCCGAGCAGGATGATCATCACCGTGGCCGCCGCCAGAAAATGGCCTATCCAAGTGTAATTATCTTTCCGTGAATCCATCATCGTCGCCTCCTTTTCCCTCGTCGTTGTCGTATTGCAGAACCGCGCAGCGCAAATCCTCGACCAATGTGCCGATCGTGGCCGGAAACGGAACGTCATATCCGTAGCACGACCAATTGTCCCGCGCATGGATGATCCGCCGGGCCGCCAGCACGACCTGCTCGATCTTTTGGGAATCTTTCAGCATCCGGACCCTCTTTTTTCCCAAACCGGCTCACGCATTGTGGCTGCCTGTCCACGATCTCGGGTAGACGTTATACCTACCCTTCGTTTCCAAAGGAGCGCCCCACGTGCCGGTTTGGGGGCTCTACGCCGGGACGACGCAATCGACCGCAGCCTTCCATCCTTTACTATAATTTTCCGCATTCTCCACAAGCCCATCTACTGCGTCCAGCAGGTTCTCCTCCTCCTTCAGCAGTCTGCCCTCGCTCCGGAGCTGATCGATCTCGGCCTGCTCGTCAAAGCGATAGCTCTCGTCCAGGCCCTGGGCCTTGAGGGCTTCGTCGAGGCCTTCCTCCCGGGCGGCGTTCCGGCCGGCCTCCTCGAGCCCGTCGGGCGGCTCCGGCACCCGCTCGGTCCGGCCCGAGACGACCCGCGCGGCCTCCTCGGGCGGCCGCGCGACCGGCCCGGGAAACACGGCCTCGGGCACCGTGAAGTCATGCTCGAAAAACTGCTGCACCGGCTGCGGGATTCGCCGCGTGATTTCCGGGTTGCGGATCAGGCCGGCGTAGACCCGGCCGAGCCAGCGGCGATATTCTTTCATCTCCTTGAGCACGGCTGCGCCGATCTCGGCCTGCCCCTCCAGGTATTGCCGGAAGACGCGCGCGGCCCCGGCCGGATTCTCGACCGCCTTTCCGACGGCCCGCGCCCGCTCGGCTGGCAGCCGGCGCACGAATGCCGGCCAGAGCCGTTCGAGCAGCATGGCGGGGTTGGGTTGCGCCACGGCGTTCAACAGGTTTTGGGCCTCGGCCTTAATTTCCTGCGCCGAGAGCCTTTCGGCCGGCGCCTCGAATTCATCCCCGGCGACCTTCTTGATCGCCCGGACCTGCTCGGCCGGTAGCTCCGCGAGCGGATCGCCCGCGCGCGGGTCCTGCCGGCCGAGCGGAATCTCCCCTTCCTCCACGCCTCGGGCCAAGGCCTGGCGGTTCGGATAGCGCAGCAGGTACTCGGCCTGCGGCTCGGTCAGTTGATCGACGCTCAAGCCGAAGGACTCCTTGACCGTGGTCCCGAAACGCTTGCGGACCTTGGCGGCCGTCACCTTCGTGACCGGCGTCATCTCGAGCGCCGTTGTTTGCGCCTCATAAAACCGATCCGGGTGCGTTCCCCATTCTCCGGCCCAAGCCTCGGCGCGTGCATCCATGACCGCCAGGGCCGCGTCGACCTCTTCCGGGGCGATCCGGCCCGCCCGCCGCCGCAGGCTGTGCGCGAAGGCCTCCCGGTTGAACGTCGGATGCTCCGGGTCGAGCTGCGCCAGGCGCTGGCGGACCCCGCTGCCCTCGACGAAGCCGGCCACGTCCACCGGCCGGCCGGCCTCCAAATCGCCACGCGCCAGCTCCATGGCCGTGGCCAAATTCTTGCGGTCGTCGACCGCCAGGGTCTTACGGGCGCGCTGCACCCGGCCGCGATGGCGCCAGGCCTGGCCCACGCCAAGGAGCGCGCCCACGGCCGCGCCGAAGAGGATGTCCAGCAGGGCGTCGTCGTAGCCCAGGTTTTCGCCCTCGGCCGCCAGGGTCTGCACGATAAAGGGCTCGGTCGCGGCCGTTCCGATCAGCGCCTCGGCCGCGCCCAGGGCGGCCCGGCCCTTGTAGTACGTCGCCATGGTGGGCGGGGCCCAGCGGCCGGCCTCGGCCAGCTCCCAGCCGAAACGCGACAGGATCCGGCCGCGGACGGCCGGGCCGAGGAACGGAATGAAGTTGATCGGGTCGGCGAACTGTGCCAGGAACACCAGCCCCCAGCCGGCGGCCGCCAGAAACGGGCGGCCCTCCTGGGCGCGCGCGATGATCTCCTGGCGCTCGCGGCGCCGATCGACCGCATCGGCCGTCATCCGGGCCCGGATGGACGTCATGTTGGCGTGCCATTCAACGCCCTCGCGGAACCACTCCGACTCCTCCCACTCGTCGCGCGGCATCGGCGGATCCAGACTGATCAGGTTCTGGGCCTGCGGGTCGGTTGGCTCGATCCCGCGCATGATGAGGGCGTTCTGCCGCAGGTCCTGCCGGCGGGCCTCGCGCCCGATCGCCGCCTCCATGGTATAGTCGAGCCCCTGCCGGAGCGTGGCCATGGCCCAATCGAAGTAACCCGGCTCAGGCCGATCTTGGCGCGTTATCCAGTCGTACTCGTTCTGCGGATCATTTCGAGCCGTCAGCAACATCAAAAGGCCCCTCCGCCGGCCAATGACCGGACGTGCGTCCTAATGGCGCGGCCGTCCTTGTCGATCAGCATTTTTCCGGTCTTATGGTCGTGCAGCACGTATCCTTCTCCATCCGAAGCCGGCGCCCAGAAGGCATTTTCGACCAGGTCATCGAGGGCGTCCTGATAGGCCTTCTCGTCCGCATAGTATTTGCGCGTCCATTTCAGATCGTTCTCGATTCGGTCGCGGCGGACCTCATTCAGAAAATCGATCCACCGGCCCTTGTCCTGCCCCTTCGGGATCCACAGGTAGCCGATGTCGTCATCGTTGATAAAGTCGAACGGTTTCCAGAGCGTCTCGGCGCCGTCGTCATCATCCCCGTAGAGCCAGGCCATGCGCGTATTGAGATCCTCGAAGGATTTAGCTTGCGCCAGGTACTGCGGATTGCCCGTGGCGCGGGCGAGCTCCTCGAGGACCCCGCCCATCTCCGAGTCTTTGTAGAAACGGTCCCTCGATTTTTGCTCCAGGTCCTTCTTGTCGTCCGGCAATAGCCCGAACTCGGTCTCCTTCATCTCGATCGCGCGCGCCGCCGGCCCGGCCGCCTCGGGCGGCAGCAGGCTGATCAGGGCGTGACCGTAACTGAGGTCGAGTTCGCCCAGGACCTTGTGCTGGTTTTCCCGGAAGCCCTTCAACCCCCGCAGCATGCTGGCGCGCTCGTCCCCGCCGGCCTCGTTAAAGCGCGCCTGCCAGGCCTGCGTCTCGATCTTGCTCAGGGCCCGCTGCGCTATTCCGGGCAGGCCGGCCTCGGTCTGCAGCCGCAGCGATTCCTTTACGCGCTCGCGTCCGACGGCCGCCTGGTCCTCCCGGTCGACCGCCCCGCGCGTGACCAGTTGATCGACGTGCCGCTGGATCTCGGGTGCAAAGTATGCGGCGGGATCTTGAGCCAGGGCCTGGGTGTCGTCCTGGACGGCCGCTTCGATAACCTGATATCGTTTCTTTTCAAGATCATAGTTTCTATCCGTCGGTTTGTACTGTTTCAAAAAGGCGGCCCGCTCATCGAGCGGCATTCCGTGGATCATCCGGAGGGCGTGGTGCGCCTCCATGTTGATCTCGCGCCGCTCGGCATAGCCCTCGATGATCTGATCGAGCTCGTAGGTATCGGCCTTCAGGTCCTGCTCGAGCCATTCGTTTTTGAGCCGCTTCAGGCTGCGCTCGATATCCACCCCGGCCAGGCCTTCACCCGTGTCGAACCGCTTTTGAAGATCCGATGTCATCAAATCCTGCAGCTCGCGCACCCTCCGCTTGCGGGCCAGCTGGGCCTCCTTGGTCGCATACTCCGCGTCGCGCTCAAGCTCGCGCGTCTTGGCCGCGATCCGGTCGGCGTAGGCGTTCAGTTGATCGGCGGACAGAAACGGATTGAAGTGTCCGGCGTTAAACTCCTGGATCGCCCGCAGTGGATCCCGGTCGAGCAGTCCATCCAGGTAGGCCCCGTAAATGCGGTTACTCGCATCCATGGCCAGGGCCTCGGCCGTGCCCTGGTCGAATAATCGCACCTCGTCACGCGCGGCCGCCGCGTATTCCCCGCTCATCTGGCCGACGGCCACGGCCGGATCGGCCTGGCCGAGATACACCGCCTTGCGCTTGGCATCGAGCGATGTGCCGAAGCCGCGCTCGGCCACGTTCCGCCGCTGCCGGGCCTGGAGGCGCGCCAGCTGCATGACGCCGTTGCGCGTCAGCGTCTGGACGCGCTCGCCCAGGGTCAGGCGGGCCTCCTCGCTCGGGGCCGAGTCCATCCAGCCGGCGGCCTGCTCGTCGATCCATTTACGCGCGCGGGCCACGTTACCGTAGGTGTCCTCGCCCTGCTTTTCGAGCTCGCTCGGCAAAAAGCCGGTCCAAGCGTCCGTCAGCGAGCTATCGGCCTTCATCACCCAGGTCAACTCCTCCTGGGCCTTCTGGCGGCGCTCCACCTCGGCCAAAGTCTGGGCCGCGTCGGCCAGGTTGCGGGCCGTCTGGCCGGCCACCCCGGCGATCAGGGCCGCGTTGCGAGTGAAATCCTCCGGGTTCACATACACGGCCCGGGGTGTTCGGGGGATGACGGCCGCGGCGGGTTGGAGTCGTCCCAGCCTGGTCTCGCGCCTCTGGATGGTCGGGATATTCGGCATGATCACATTTCCTTTGGCCTGCTCATCGGGTGCTCAGGGTCTTATATCCGGCGTATCCCTGTGCGAACCCGCTCAGCAGAGTCGACCCGGCCTGAAGCCGGCTCGTCTTTTGGGCCGCCTCGCCGCGCAGGCGCTGGATCTCAGCGCCCGCCCGCAGGGCATCCGCGTCCGTGATGCCGAGCATGGTCGTCAGGCTCGCCTCGGTCCGCTTTTGGGCCGCCTCGCTGCGGTAGCTCCAGGCCTCAAGCTCGCCCTGGTGCTCAAGCAGCAGGGCCGAGAGCTCGACCTCATCGGCCGTCTCCTCCATCACGAGCAGGGGCGTCCCGGTTGTGCTAACGCCGGCGGCGGCATAGCGCGCCAGCTGCGCGCCGATCAGCTTGCGGCCCTCGCGCCGCTCGAGCGCCGCCTCCATCTCGGCCTCACGCGCCGCCAGGGAGGCGTTGTAGTCCGCCCAGAGGGCCTGGGCCTCGAGCTGCTCGGCCGCGATCCCGGCGCGGTACTGCTCCCACTCGGCCTGGTTTTCGGCCACCATGGCGTTGTACTGCGCCGCCTTGGCCGCCGCCCGGCCTTGCTCGACCTGCGAATAGGCCGATGCGGCCGCCGCCACCAAGGATACGATCAAGAATGCAAGCGGCATATTCCCCTCCTTAGTCCCCGAGCTCCACCCGCAGGTTCAGCCCCAGCAGGGTCAGCGGATACGGCTCGTCCTGGTAGACGACCACCCGGGCGTCCCGCTCGTAGCCCGAGGGATAGGTGTAACGCAGGTCCCCGCTGTACTCGTCCCCATCCACGTCCATGGTGCGGGTATTGTCCTCGTCCGGTCCGATCTCGAAATCGCTCGTCTGATAGACGCGGGCGATCACCTCGCTGATCCGCTTGATCCGGCCCTGGCTCGCGCCCGCGATCGGTCCGGGCACCTCGAGCCGCATGGTTTCAAGCAGTGACGTATAGGGTAATCCCGCCAGGACCTTGCGGCCCCCATCCGGCAGATAGAATTCGCTGTTTCCGCTCTCATTGGCGTAGACCGTGATCCCGGTGACGACTTCGCCGTCAGCCATGACATAGATCGTACTACCGCCAAGATGGTTGCAGTTTGTGAACGTATGCGCCAATGGCCCATCATAGGGGATCGCCGAATCCAGAAAGCTGGCATACTCCAATCCCGATCCGTCATAAAGCGGATCGAGCCGCTCGACGTAGCGCCGGTCATAATTCCACTGGATGACGCTGAAGTTGTCGAACCAAATCGTGGCACCACTTGCTATGTCCAGACCGTAGCCCTTGACCCTGATCGCGGTGCAATCCTCGGGCACCTCGAAATAATCGTACATCATCTCCCAGCTGGATGTGCTCCTGGTCGTCCCGCTCGTGACAATCTCCGAGGTACCGCCGACCGTCTCGACTTGATACCCCCATTCGACATCCTGCCCTGAATAGCTCTCCTTCTGGTAGATCTCGAGCTTGAGCGTCGTCCCGGGCGTCACGCCCGAGATATCCTGGTGGATCCCGGGGTCCATCTCGTCCGTCGCCTCGATCTCAACGCACGTCGTACCCGATATGCCTTCAGCGGCCGTCAAGCTCACCGCTCCACTGTTCAAGGAGTCCCACGCATCCAGGCTGTCATTCCCATCGCCGTCAAAATCCGATTCGGTCGTCAGCTCCGTATAGTTATCCCAGTCCTCGACGTAACGCCGCACGATGGCGTAGAGATCGTCCTGCTCCTCGCCCGGAATAACGCAGAGGCTTTCGACATGCCCTTCGGTGGGGTGCCGATGCCAGGCGACGACCTCCTGATCGCGCAGATACGTCATACCGGCCAGGGTCCCGTCGTGCATCGCGCACCAAACAACCGATAGAGGTTCCTGTTGATAGACGATCTCCTTAATGCCGCCCTCGGTCGCATTCCGATCAAGCAGCGATATATCGGGCGCCACATATCCGCCCACCTCCCAGTTATAGGTCAGCTCCCGCAGCTTGCGTCCCGATCGCTGCGCGAAGAGAATGCTATGCCCGGCCCGCACCGGCTGGACCGCCGCGGATCCATAGTTCGTCTCCCGGCGGGCAAAGATATTGGTCGGCGTCAATGGTTCCACGGTATCAGGCCATCCGATCCGACACTCCGCCCCGCTCGTGCCGACCGCCAGCACATTCCCGGGTGATATCCATTGGATATCATTGACCCGATCGAGATTGATCGTAATATCTATGGCGTCATCATCGGACGTGCCGAAGGTGAAATCATCGGGATCGTTAGTCCTTGATAAAAATAACCGCTGCGGATAAGCCTCGCTGGCCCCCATCACGAGCCGCGACTCATAGAAGCCGATCACGCGCGGATATCCAGTTGCCCCGCCGGTCGGGTCGTTTGTTGGGCTGAACGTACTAAGCTGCCAGGATTCAGCTGCCTGAAGGGTCAGCTTACGGACCTGATAATCCGGATGCGCGATATAGAGGTTTTCCGCATCCTGGCACCAGCTCAACTCGTCCAGATCCTCCTCGAGCCAGGGCGTGGGGATCTCCGGCGCTTCCGTCCAGCCGTATAAATAGACGTTATCGACCTTGAGATTCTGGGCCGAATTATTACGATAGAATCCGATCACGATCGTGACGCCGCTGCACGATTCCGGCATCAGGAAAAAGGTTGATTCCACCAAGGCATCTTCCTCGGCCCAGCCGCCGCTATCGTTTGCCGCTTGCTGCGAGCCCGTGATGTTTCCACCGCCAAAGCCCCAGTCATCACCGTTGTCGGCGGGGTGGTCCATATTGAAGATATTCCAATACACGACGCCATACGTCCCCACAATGGCCTTGCGTTGCAAAAATTGAAATTTATACAGCCAGCCCGGCGTGACGCCGCTGACCGTCGTCCACATAAACAGATTTCCCGAATGGGCCGGATTGTACAGACTGAGGGCGCCTGTGCCGCCTTCCCCGCACCCACCACAAAATGCCGTCAACCCACTATTTGCGCCCACATCGAAAGGTTTCCAGAGGATCGGCTCGACCTCCATCTCGGCCTTGGTATTGAGCGGCAAGACCTCATTCTCGCCCTCGATTAAATATCCCGCATGCACGGCGCCGCCCTCGCGATAAAACCGCGCATACTGATCGCCCAGCTCGATCACATAGCTGTTTTCCGTCGAATAGGTAAAAGGGATCAGGCGGGATTGCTTGGAGGGATACTTGGTTTTGGCCACATACCGGAAGCCCGGCCGGCGTGTCACGGGCCCGTGCGGCCAGACGAGAAAATTCTCGAGCGTGCTGCACGCCTTGGAGTAGTGCCTGAAGTCCGCCCTCGCGCCCATCAGCTCGGAGTATTCGCCGCCGGTAAAGTCCGTCAGATACAGCCAGATCGGCGCGGCCTGAGCCGCCTTGAGCGTCACCGCCAGCATGGCGAAAACAAACAGCCCGACCCAAAACCAGATTCTTATCCGCGCAAACTCTCTTTTCTCCATCTTTTTTTTCACCCAACAGCCTTCCACCTAATCACTTATCTCTCCTGCCAGGCCGTAAAATATTCCAGGTCGTAGGGCTCGCTCTCGAGCGCGCACGTCTCCTGCGCCGTCAGTAGGGCCTTCTTGGCCTCGTCCTTGAGCTCCTGGACGAGCTCGATCGTGGTGTCGCCGATCTTCTTCGAAAGCGGCACGGCTACGGCCGCCGCCAACGCCATGACGAAGGTCGGGTCCCATTCGCTCACGGTCGTGATCTTGGCCAGATATTCAATGTAAATCTCGTCCCAGTTGCAATACAGGAACTTGCGCCGGACCTCATAGTTTTCATCCGTCGGGTACATGCGCCACATCCGCAGGTAATCGCTCGGCAGGGCATAGGCATACTCATAGCGGTGTGGCGGCCGGACCCGTACGCTGCCCGAGCTGAAGGCGGTGTATGCGCTCGAGTCCACCCCTTCCAGCTCAAAGGTGTTGGTCGCCACGCTCGCGATCCGATACTGATCCTCGTCCAGCTCGGTCATGCCCGCAAGGTCTTCGAACGTGACGTGCATCCCGTTCTTATACCCGTGACTCGCCACCGTGACCACGGCCGGATCCGCCTGGGTAATCGCCGTGACGGTCTTCTGCTCGTCATCGATCTCGCGGGTGTATTCCTGCACCTGGAAGTCCCACGGCAGGGCCTCAAGCATCTTGTCGCGAATCGGCTCATAAATCGTATTGGCGGCCACCTCTTCCGGGCTTATCCCACTAAGGAAATCGATCGGGTCGTGCCCGAGCCGGATCATGGCGATGTTGACCACGCCCACGTCAGTCGTTACGGCCATGGCAAGCCTCCTTCATCTCCTTCAGGCCATAAGCCTGGCCCGTTTCCGGGTCCACCAGGATGGTGCGCTGCGGCGTGATCCGCTTGCTCACCACCCGCGCCTCGATCTCCCAGCCGCTGTGGTGCTCCCAAAACCAGCCCACGCACAGGTTCACGAGCGTGTTCAGGGTCCAGTACCCGGCGCCGATCCCGACGATCTGCCAGCTGCTCAGGGCGTCGCCGAACAGGTACTTGGCCACGCCCATCAGGATCCCGATGTCCGTGATCTCCATGTTGCGGACGAACGAGAGGACCGCGATCCCCTTGGCGTACCAACAATTCAGCTTGGCGAACCCGCCGATCAGCCCGGAACGCATCCGGGCCGGAAACACCGATCTCAACACAGCCCGCAGCGGATTCATCTCAGTAGCTCATGGTCTGGTAATAGACGGCGTAAAGCTGCGAATCGTTCAGCCCGGACCGGATGGCTTTGAACTTGGCGATCGCCGTCCCGCCGAAAAGCGCCACCATTTCGATGTGGCCGGTCGTGGCCTCGTCCAGCAGGACGCCGTTGCTGGCGTCCGGGTCGGTCGCGTCCCAGCGGCAGCGGAACGGGTCGGCATCGCTCGGGTAGATCTCGGCGTAATCCGCCCCGCTCGGCACGCTCGCCAGGCCCACGGCCGTGTTGCTCACCACCAAGATCTCGTCGCCCAGGACTTTCATTTCGGCCGGATCAAGATGATTTTCCATGCCGCACCTCCATCAGGCGTAATTACGGCTCCGGTAATAGACCACGTAGAGCTTGCTCGTGTTGCCGAAGGCCAGGAAGTCGGCGATCGCCTGACCGCCGTAGAGCTTGATCTTCAAGACGTTCCCGGCCGCCTGCTCGTCCAGCAGGACGCCGTTGTTGGCCGTCGGCGTGGTCCCGCCCCAGCAGCAGCGGCACGAGGTCGTCGACATGGCGAAGACCTCGGCGTAATCCGCGTCGCTCGGTGCGCTCGAAAAGCCGGTGGCGGCGGCCCCCACAGTGACGACCTCGTCCCCGATACACTTGACGTTTGCCAGGTTCATGCGTTTACGGCCTCCTTCTTGCGGTTCGGTTTTTTCTTCTTGCGGGCCGGACGCAGCTTGCCCAATTTATACAACTGGAGCTGCTCCAGGGCGCGCCGGGCGGGCTTGTAGTTCGGGTGCATCGTCAGGCAGCGCCTGAAGGCGTGCTCGGCCGTCGTGATCGCGCCGGCCATGGCGGCGGCCGCGCCGAAGATATTCAGGATTTCCCAGTAGGGCCGGTCGCCGTCGTAGTGGTAAAGGGCCTTCTCGGCGCAGTTGAACGCCAAAGCCGCGTCCTTGACCTTGACCGCCAGCTGCGCGATCAGAAAGAGGTACTCCGTGGCGAACGGCTGCCACGTGAGCGCCTCTGGCAGCCTGCCAGCCAGGGCCGCCCGCATCGACCAGTACGGCTTGGCGCAGAACTCCCACAGGATCGCCCCGGCCGCGACCGCGACGATCAGCGCCACGGCCGGAGGAGGTGCAATCGGCGCGGCCTGCAGGTTGATCCCCAGAAGCACGAAGAGCGGCAGGCCCACGTCGATCTGCCGCCAGGGGTAAAAAAACGCCGCCGAGGATACGGCGGCCACCACCCCGGCCAGCAGCATCGGCTCGGATGATATAGCACGTGATATAACAAGTGCGATAAAACCCAGGAACAGCAGCCCGCCCACGAGGCCGTAATCCGCGAAGGTCTCGGCAAAGTCGTTGTGCGCCCGCCGGCCGACCCAGAACGCGTATTTTCCGCCCACGCCCGGCTTGCCCAATATGGAAGGATCGCGTTTATTGATGGCGGCCACGGCCACGTGATGGTGCGTTCGAAACGAGCGCGGGCCCCAGCCCAGGAGCGGTTTGTGCTTAAACATTTCGAGGCAGATCCGCAGCAGCATGACGCGGTGCCCGGCCCCGTCGAAAAGCGCCCGCCTTTTCCAGACGAAGGCCGCTGCCGCGATCAGAATGAGCGGGATCGCCCACGGCGCCAGGACCATGGTCCCGATCAGATTGGCCACGATGGCGCCCTTGCAGTGCGAATGCCACAGCCCGAAGGCGCACAGCGCCACCCCGAAATAGACCGCCGCCGACCACGGCCAGGGCATCAGCGTGACCAGATACATCCCGATAAACGGCATTGGCGCCAGATACGTCCCGGCCTGGTTCGACCCGAACGACCACCCGAAGAAGCGGTATTTTTTTCGCAGGAAGGCGTTATGTTCTTTGATGAGGAGGTCCTTGCGGAGCAGCTGCTGGCTCAGCCCGTAGAGCGCCACGAAGGGCGCCGGGACCCAGAGCGACCACAGGACTGGATCACGCGGCAGGGTGGAAGCCAGGAACAGGAAATAGAGGATCGCAAAGAGGCGCGGGATCTCGACTCGGGCATTGTAAAAAAAATCCGACCACAAGACCGAAATCGAAGCCAGCAGCACAAAACAGAGAAGGAGCCAGGCCCCCGGCCCGCCCGGCGCCGGCAGGCTCCCGGTCGCCGCCCCCATGAGCGCGCCCACGGCCATCACGGCCGTAAAGGCCCACTCCTTGAGCTTGTCGTATCCCTCGGGGTGGAGCGGAATCCGCGCGAACACGGCCGCCAATATTCCGGCTGTCAGGATGATCCACTCCCATGTCACGTCTTCTTGCCCCGTTTTTTGCCGCGCTTGACCTTGGTGGGCTCGAGGTCATCCTCGTCCACCAGCACTTCGACCTCAACTTCTTCTTCCTCTTCTTTTTCGGTCTCGTCACTATTGACTCGTGACTCGTCGCTGCTGTTAGCCGCATTGGCCGCATCGGCCCAGGACGTATCAGGCTGGGCAAAGGCCGGCAGGGCCTGCTCGGCCTCCTGCCTTGGGAGCGCCGCCGGGGCGGCGTCCGAGAATCGCTTGAAATGGGGCGGAACCTCGCCCTTGAGTTCGTAGACCGCGCCCTGCCGAAATAGCCGGCCGTCGTGGTAGCAGGTGCGGATACATTCGTAGCTTGCCATCTTGTCTCCTTTGGTAAGGGGGCCCTGCGCCGACGGAAAAGGAGCGAAAACCGCCGGTGCAGGGGTTTGGGGTTAGTGGCAAGGAGGCAGGGCTTTCAGGCGATTACTCGCCGGAGATCGAGCCGTACCGTTTCGTATCGTGGGCCCCGGTGGCGCCGTCGATGTCGAGCCAGGCGTTGACCGCCCCGGCCTTCATGCCGACCTGCGCCCGGTAGACCAGGCCGATGTAGCGGATCTGGTCGATTGCGTCGCCCATGGCGGCCGGCAGGCTGATCCGGCAGATCGTCTCCCCGGCGGTCGCGAACTGCGAGGCGTTGCCGCTGGCGATGATGATGCCGGAGGCCCAGCGCGAGGCCGTCTTGCCGGTCTGCAGGTAGACCAGGAACGTCGAGGCCGGATTGCCGCCGAACCCGGTCGACACGACCACGTTGATCCAGATCGGCCGGCCGCGGCCGGGCTGCTGGATGTAACCGCCGATGTCGATGTAGTTCGTGGAGTTGAAGATGCGATCACTCCCTCCGGTCGCCGGCGTGGTGGCGATGCTCTGGGCATCGCTGAATTCAAGAATGGAATCCATCATGGTGTTTTCCTCCAAAAACTCGGGTTGATGGTTACAGGCCCAGGGCCTATCAGGTAATCGCCGATTCCGTGTTGAGGATCGCGTCGACCTGGCGGACCGGCACGCCCTGGAAGGTCGTCACCGGCCGGCCGAAGATCTCATCCGGCTTGTAATACACGTTCGATTTGTCCTTGGCGATCTTGTCCATCTGGCTCTTGACCGTGGCGTTGCAATAGATCACCAGGCCGCTGCGGCCGTAGGGCATCAGGTTGAGCTGCTCGATCAGGAGGTCATCGTCGAACAGGTTGCTCGACCCCGCCGTCTCGATATTGCACAACCGCCGGATGCACCGCTCATCATGCACGGCCAGGCCGTAGTACACCTTCAGGTGCGTGCGGTAGATCTGGTATTTTTTCGAGTTCGAGTCCGTCGCGGTGTCCTCGCCCAGAAAGATCCGCTCGACGCCCATGGTGGGCGAGTTGCGCGGATAGATCATGTGGACCTTATTGATCCCCCACTGCACCAGGAAGACCGAGGTCAGATCCGAGCCCGAGCCGCCGCACGAGACGACGTTGTTCTGCGCGATCGTGCTGAGGCGCTGCGCCAGGCCGTCGATCTCCTCCGGGGCCGTGCCCCGGTTGCCATACATCAAGGTGTCCATCATGGTCTGGCTCATGCCCTCGATGTGGGCCGTGTCCTCGTTCATGAGGAACTGGTCCTTGTCCGGGCTCATATCGGCCAGGGCCTTATCCGGTTCGCTGTAGCTCTCGAGCATCGCGATCGGCTCGACCACCTGGGTCGTGCTCGACGCGGCCGGCGAGACGCCCGCGTTGAACTTGCGGTGCTCTCCGGACGGCAGCGAGTTGCGCCGCGTGATGATATGCGAGAGCAGCTGGTTCGAGGGCTGCCAGAGGGCATCGTCGTAGAACTGATTGACCTCGGTCAAGACCTCCGCGATCGTCATCAGGTCGTTGTTGTCCGCCCGCTTGGCAAGCTCGATCAGCGTCAACTGGCTTCGTACGTCTTTTTCTGCCATCGTCAGGTTCTCCTCGCCGGGGTCAAGGCGTTATACCTACACCCCGGAAGTAAAAAATCATTTCGTGTCGTATGAGAACCGGGGTCGTCCGTCCGGCCCGCGCGGGCGCGAATCGCCTCCATCGGGACCAGTAATCTCTGCATCCACGAATTCGTCATCTCCGACAACGTCATGCACCTTGACCAGAAAGCGCGCCAGCTCGGCCCAGTTACCCATCTGGGTGGCCTTCAGGTAGTCCTTAAAGCCGTCCGTGCCGAGCTTATCGATCACCTTGTTGGCCTTGGTCACATTCGCATCATATTGATCGCCCCACTCCCGCTTGAGCACCGTCTCGTTGTCGCTGCGGTACTTCTCGCGCTGGGCCTCGATCGTCTCGAGATTGCTTTTGGCCTTGCCCATGGCGTAGTCATACAGGCCCTTGGCCTGCGTGCCGGTGATGCCCAGCCGGTGCAGGATGTCGCGGTACTCCCGGTCCTCGTCCTCAGTCGGCCCCATCTTTTCGGGGAAGCCCTCGGGTAACGACAGGTCGTATTCCTTCGGGTCGGCCGGGCGGCCCAATCTTTGAAAGAAGGTGGCCCGGTCATCATCGCTGGCGTCCTCGCCAGGGATAAATAAGGCGTCGGCGCTTCTTCCCTCGAGCTCAAGAAACTTCGTCCCCAGATCACCGATGGTCTCGAATTGGGTTAGGTTCTCGTTTCCCTTCAGGTCGTCTGGAAGCTGATCCATCCAGGCCGGCGTTCCATTGTCGGTCATATCATATCTCCTTTGGTTTGATATGCGCCAGGTCGATCATCTTGCCGATCCAGGCCGGGACGGTGTCCCCGCTGATCGCGTTCATGATCCGCAGGATCCTGACGGCGTAATTTCGTAAGATGCGCTCTCCCTCGTCGTCCACGGTGTCGAAAAAGCCGAGCTCCGTCATCATGTGCGCCAAGACGCGCCGGCCCTCCGGCGTGGAAAAGGCGGCCATGTAGTCGGCCGTGATCGCGTCGCACTCCTCCTTTTCAAGCTCGTCCCACTCGGTGTAGGCCATTTAGGACCCAGCCCCGCCGGCCACCTCGGTCAACGCCTGCCGCAGGGCGCCCTCCGTATTCCGATCCGCCTCCGAGAGCTTGCGGATCGTCTCGGCGCCCTCGTTGGCCTCCTCGGCCTGGCGGGCCTGCTGCGCCATCTGGTCGCGCTGGCGGCGGATCTCGATGACCTCCTTGAGGTCGCGCATCGCCCGCTGCGGGAAGGCGTTCGCCTCGAGGATGTCGCGGGCCGCCTCGTCGAAGTCGATGTTGTCCATGATCTCGGGCCGCATCGCCGCGATCGGTGCCAGCTGGCCCAGGCTCGTCGTGATGCCCTGGAGCTGAAACAGCCGCTTTTGGGCCTGCGCCAGGGGTCCCAGGTAGTCGATCTCGATCGGCGCACCCGCGAACTCGAGCAGCACGGGCGGCGGCGGCGGGATCCGGCCGTAGCTCCACTCGATGTCGAACTGCCGGTCGAACAGGTCGTCGATGCACTCGCCCTTGAGCCGCGCGATCATCGGCGCCAGGATGGCGGCCTTCTCGCCCGCCTTCTCCAAGACCTCGGTCGCCGTCATCTGCCGCTCGCTCGAGGTCAAGAGCAGGAAGAACTCGACGTGATAGTGCGCCCGGATGGCATCCCTGATGCGGTCTTCGCGGTCCGTCCCGATCGGGTAGTTTGCCGGGTTGTAGACCGGTGTCACGATCCGGTTGTGGTCATCGCCGTAGAAGTTGAACCCCTTGGGCCGGATCTTGACCTTGCCGCGCATCTCGGCCGGTACGTTATAGGCCGGATCGACCGCCAGCTCGGCCGCGCCCAGAAGCGTCTTAGTGATCACCTGGGCCGCAAGCACGTCCGGCAGGGCGTTGATCCCGGGGCAGCGGCCGTACGTCTCATGGGTCGATTTCTTGTAGCGCCAGACCACGTAAGGGATCCGTTCGTACCCGCCCTTGCGGACCACGTTGCGGGCGCCCTTTTGCGTGGCCATATTCGGCGAGCCGAGCTCCAGCCAGTAGCTGGCCCACGGTTTCTGATCGGCGCGCGCGTTCTGCGTGTCGCGGTTCTTGCGCTCGAACACGGCGTGCAGGAACGGGTGCTTCGAAAGCGGCTTGGTTTTGAACATGCTCCGCAGGTTCTCGCTCAACCGCTCCGCGCCGAACCGCTCGACCGCCTGGCTGACGGTGAGCAGCACCCGGCGGTGGACCCGGTTGACCCGGCCGTAGGCGTCCTCGGCAATGTAGACCTCACGCGGGTGGCAAGGGATGTACTCGGCCCGCCTCCGGCGGAGGTTGTCGTCGACGTACGTCGTGGAGGTCCCGATGCCGGCCGCGTCCTCGATGATCGGCACCATGGCCTCGTAGAAGTTGCACGCCCGGAAGGCCTCGTACAGGTACTGGGCCGTGTCCTGGAGCCACATCCGCACCTCCGGGATCTCGTCTACCCGGGCGTAGCGGCTCGGGTACTGCAGGAAGGCGCGCGCCTGCGGCGAGCGGTCCGCCAGGAATGGCTGCGTCGTGGCCGCCATCTGGAGCCGAAACCACTTGATAGTCGGCGAGATCATGTGGCCGTAAACGCCGTTCGTGAACAGATCCAGCGCCTCGATCCCGGCCGAGTTGTAGATCCGGACGCGCTGTCCCTCGCGCCGGGCCGGTCCCGGTCGGCGTTCCTCGGTCGTCCGCAGGACATGGAGGTAGCGTTCGATGTCGACCCACTGGTCATCCCAGGGCTGCCGCACCTCCTCCATGGACTTTTGCCAGCCCAGGATCTCCTTGACGATCTGCTCGTCGGCCATCGGCTAGATCGCAATCGTGATCGATGTAACCGTGTCGCCCTTCGGCACCCAGAGGATGCAGGCCAGGTCCATGGTGTCGTTATACCCGTAGACCACCTTGCGCTCCTCGCCCTTGTGCCACTTCTTCTTGAGGCCCTTGGGCAGCATATCGCTCGGCGGGCCCTTGGCGCCCTGCTGTCCCGGGACCATCGTCATGGTGTAGTTGGCCATCTCATTCTCCTCCCTTGACTCATAATGGATTAAGGTTACGCGCCCAAAAGCGCTGGCTTGCGGACCTCTTCGTCTCCCACCAGGATCGAGCGCCTGCTCCGGCTCGCGCGCTGCACGCGTTGCCGCTTTCTTTCCAGTTCCGCCCTTTCCTCGGCCGCCAGCTTGGCCTCAAGCTCGGCCAGCTTCGGGTCCGGCTCGGCCGGCGGCGGCGCCTGGATGACGACCGGTTCGGCCGGCGGCGGCGTCACGGCCGGCGCCGGGACGTCGGTTTTTCCCATCGTGCCCTCCTCTACTGTTGCGTCGGAACCAGGAGCGATCCCGGGGCCCGCAAAAGGTTGCGGTACTGCATCATCGGGTTGATCGCCGTCGGCTCCACCTCGTAACCCTTCTTCCGCTCCCGTTTCTGGAGCTTCTTCTGAACGATCAAGATTTCCGGGTTAGGCACCAGCAGCGGCGCGTAGATCATCTGCCGCTTGGCCGTGTCCCAGTCCGGCAGCCCTTTTCCCATAGAACTCCTCCCGCAGGATCGAGATCAACTTGAAGTCTTTCCACTCGCCCTCGACCCGGGCGTGATGGCGGATCACGCCGTCGTACCGAAACCCGAAATACCGCGCGAACAGGATCGCCTCGCGCCGCCACGTCACCCCGATGATCTTCTCCAGGTCGTGCTTCCGAAAGAAGTGATCGAGCACCAGGTCGCAATAAAGCGCGAACTCGGCCGCCGGCCGGCGCTTGTTGCGGATCAGGTTCAGGCTGGCGTAAAACCCCGGGTAGAGATGATCCAGCCAGACCGCGCCCACGATGACCTTGTTGTGGACCACCTTGACCGCGTCCTTGACGTGCGCCTGATAGTACCTGTACATGTCGGGAACCGTCGCGATGGAGTCATCGATCTGGCCCCAGTCCTTGTACATATCGTGCAGGTCCATGAAGTCGCCCGGATGCAGCTCGTGGATCCCGTTTTTCATGCCTTGGTCCGGTCCTCCCAGAAGAACAGGACCGCCACCCATACACCAATGTAGAGCACGATCCCCAGCAGGTAGGCGAACCCGATCCCGATCCAGTCGTAAAAATCCATTGACTCGCTCACTCCGCTCGCTCGTTAGGGTTTCAGGTCGAAGGCTGAAGGCTGTTAGGTTTGAGGAACGGTCCGCCGGAGGCGGTCCTTCTCCTTCTACCTTCTACCTTTCAGCTAATCCCCTTGTGACTACCGGAGGTAATCACGTACCGGATCCCACTCGTTCTGCCGCTCGTCGTAGCCGTCCGGCAGGTTCGGCACGGCCTGCGGAAACACGGCCCCCATGGCCCCATCCTGAATCCGCGCGATCATATCGAGTATGTCGTCGTGCAGCCCGTAGGGCCACGGCACCAACTCCTCCCGGATGAAGACCTGCGTCAGGTCCTCCTGGTGGCCGAGATAGTTCTGCCGCACCAGGCGCTCCGGCACGTAGAACCGCTCCGCCTCCACGATCGGCAAAAAGGCCGCGATCCGATCGTTCTTACTCGTCTGCCCGCCCAGCTCGGTGATCTTAAAACGATAGTTGATCTCCTTCTGCACCAGTTGGAGGTATTCGATATCCGCCTGCAACCCGTACTGCTCGTAACCCACGGCCAAAGGCTGATACTGCTGATGGAGGTGGATCAGCCGGCGGGCCTTCTCCGTCAGGTTGAGCCGGTCCCGGATCATATCGATCAGGTAGTAGTTGCGGTCCGGGCCGAGCCCGATCACGCCCATAACAGTATAGTCGTTCTCCTTCTTCTTCTTGGAGCTGGCCGGATCCACCAGAATGTACTTATTGAGGTTGTCGTGCTGCATGGCCGGCCAGAATTGTAGCCACTCCTCCTTAAACCCGAGGGCCGAGTCCGCCTTCGGATTGAGCAAGATCTGACAGGCGAAGATGTAG